ATGGCATGCTCCTGCATGAACCTGCTCCTGAAGTTGTATCTGTTGCAGCGTCCTCAGATCAGGCTAAAATCGTCTATAGAAGACTGCTTCATCAGGTAAATAATAGTGATTTATTGAAGACATTATTCAGCAGAAGTACTGAGCATAGAGGCTTATGGACTGCAGATGGTACGGGTGTCTATAAGGTTATTGCTGCAAAGGCTGCAACCGCACAGGGCTTGCACCCATCATTAGTGGTATTTGATGAGTTGCACGTTGCTAATGAAGATGTATGGACTGCTATGGCCCTTGGATCTGCTACTCGTGATGACGGAATTATTATTGGTATTACTACGGCTGGCGATGACACCTCAGACTTGCTTAAGAACCTCTATAAGCGTGGTGCTCAGGCAGTTGACGGTCAGGAAGACCTAGAAAGATTTGGATTCTTCTGCTGGGAAGCACCAGCGGGATGTGAAGTGCTAGATGAAGTAGCAGTAAGAAGAAGTAATCCACAATTAGCTACAGGTATCCTAAATTGGGAATCAGTTAAGAATGAATTGGCTACTATGCCTGAAGCAGATGCTAGAAGATATAGATTAAATCAGTTTGTGAGTTCAATGAATGCATGGTTGCCAGTTGGAACATGGCAAAGTCTACCTAATGGTAGAGTAACTAACCCTAAAGTCTTTGCTATTGATAGGACTCCAGGATGGGATTATGCATCAATTGTTACAGCTGAAGAGCTTCCAGATGGCAGTATAGCTACTGAATTAGTAGCATCATTTAATAAAACAAATGTAGATCAATTGCTTAATGCATGTGTCAAATTACAAAAATGGGGACAGGTATTTATTATGGATGCCTATGTATTGTCTGATTTAGCAGTTGCATTGAAACAAAGAGGATTTAGGGTGCAAACAACGTCAAATAAGGACTTAATAAATGCATCAAACAACTCTTATAGTAGAATTATGTTAAAGAAACTAGTTCATCCTCGTGATGAAATCGTTTCATTGCAAATGCAGCGGGCTGTCAGAAAAAACATTGGTGAGTCTTGGAAAATTACTAGAAAAGACTCTGGTACTGACATAGATGCTGCCATTGCAACAGTATTAGCGGTTTGGTATGTTGAAACACAAAAGAAACCAACCCAAATGGTATTTTAGGAGAAATAATGGGATTATTAAATAGAATATTCGGCTTAGAACAAGACCCAGAAACTCCTGTAGCTTATGTTCCTAATGTAGAGAATCGTTTTCAATCAGAAAGCTTTTTGCCACCATCACGTAGTGAAGTTGTAATTAATACATCTTCAGCATTAACATTGATACCAGTTTCTAGATCAATTTCTGTTTTAGAAACTGCAGGTATGCAAATACCAATTGATGTTTACAGAAATGAAGAGCAAATACCTTCTCCATCATGGATAGAGACTCCTGATATAGAAAATAATGTTTCTAGAGCAGAATGGATTGGTTCAACAATCGTTCACTTAGCTCAGAGTGGAAATGCATTTTGGTATATCACAAGAGGGGCTAGGGGAATTTCAAATGTTAGAGTTTTACATCCAGAACTAGTTTCTGTATCTTCAGATTCATATGGTAAATATATTTATCATGTTAATGGAAAGCAAGTTCCAACTGAAGATATTAAACATATAAAATTATGGTCAAAACCACAGTTCAATGCACTGTTAGGTGAAGGACCAATTCAAAGACATAAATATATTTTAAGATCAGCATTAGATCTACAAGATTATGCTGACAACTGGTTTAGACGTGCAGCAGTTCCAACAGGAACCCTATCTACACCAGAATTCTTATCAGAAGATGTTGCTATATCAAACAAGAAGGCATTTATTGAATCTCAATTACAGAGATCAGTTGCTGTATTGTCAAATGGATTAACATATGATTCAATATCATTAAATCCAGAAGAAGCACAATTCTTGGAAAACCAAAAGTTTATAACTAGACAAATTGCAAACATGTTTGGTGTTCCATCAATCTATCTTGGATTATCAATTGAAGGTCAGGGAATGACTTATACAAATGGTAATGAAGATAGAAATAAACTATACGAAGATGGCCTACAGCCATATCTAGTACGTATAGAACAAGCGATTTCTGACTTATTGCCACGAGGACAGTATGCTAAGTTTAATTTAACTCAGTTCCTACGTCCTAATCAATTAGTTAGATTCCAATCTTATGCGATTGCCCTGGACAAACAGTTCATGACTCCAAATGAAGTTCGTGAACTTGAAGGAATGCAAATGATTAATGGGGGAGACAGCTTAATTGCCCCATCTTCAACAGCAACAGTTCCTAACAGTCCTCAACCAGGGGCATAAGGAAAAGGAGATAAATAATGGAAAAACGTTCATTTGAAATAAGAGCTACAGACATGGAACTTCGTGAAGTTTCAGGTGTTGCAGTTCCTTATAATGACACAATTGACATTGGTGGCGGATGGTCAGAGCGATTCGTAAGAGGCTCAGTAGATACCACAGCCGATGTTAAACTGTTTCGTGATCATAAAGATATCATTGGAACAGTAAAAGAAATCAGAGATGAAGAAAATGGTCTTTGGATCACAGCTAAAATCTCTGAGACCGCTTTAGGAAATGAAACATTAGCATTAGTAAAAGACGGAGCGATTCGTAGTTTTTCTGTTGGCTTCATTCCAAAGGTAGATGAAAAACAAAATAATACAATAATTCGCAAGAAAGTTGATCTTAAGGAAGTATCCTTAGTCGCTTTCCCAGCTTATCAAGCAGCCTCAGTAGTTGAGGTTAGAGAAGAAGTCAAGGAGGAAAAAATGACTGAAAACACAACAAAAGATTACGATGCAGCAATTGCTGAAGTTCGTGATCATGCAGAAGCATTGGAGCGTCGTCTGGATGTAATTACAACAGAAAAGACCTCAAAGTTAGTAGTACCACAATTCCGTTCATACGGAGAATTTATTAAGGGTGTAGCTTCAAATAACGAAGATGCACTTACACTTGCTCGTACATACGAAGGAGCAACAACAGGCGATTCATTAATGATCAACACATGGGTATCAGATGTACTTCGTGTTATCAACGCAGGTCGCCCATCATACGCAGCACTTTCATCAGCAGCACTTCCAGCATCTGGAAATGTTATTGAATATCCACTATACGTAAACAACGCAATGGATATTGCTGAGCAGGCTGCTCAGGGAGACACCCTTGCATTTGGTGGAATCACACTTTCATCAGAGACAGCACCAGTTAAGACATACGGTGGTTACACATCAATGTCACGCCAGCTTATTGAGCGTTCATCTGTTGCATACGTAGACGCTGCATTCCGTGCAATGGCTGCAAAGTATGCTTCAGCTACAAACGCTGCAGCTAAGTCAGTTCTTTCAGCAGCAACAGGATTCTCAACATCTTCAGTTGCAGCATGGGAAGCAGACGCAGTTCTTGAAACACTTGCAGATTCTGCAATCAAGGTAAACGGCGAAACAGGTAAGGCACTAGAATTCATCCTCTGCTCAGCAGACGTATTCAAGTCACTTGCTAAGACAATTGACGGTCAAGGTCGCCCAATTCTTTCAAACGTTGGAGCAGTTGACAACACATACGGTTCTATCAATCCAGTAGGTTTGACAGGAACAATCTTTGGTCTTCCAATCGTGGTAGATCCATCACTTGCAGCAGGTTCACTATTTATTGGTAACTCATCTGCAGTAACAACATTTGAATCAGCAGGAGCACCACTCCGCTTGTCTCGTGAAGATGTTACAAATCTTACAACTGACTTCTCTGTCTACGGATACCTTGCAATTGCTGCAACAGATCCTAAGGCAATGGTCAAAGTTGCAAATCCAAACGACTAATAGGAGTTAAAGATGAATTGGGAAGATCTAAAATTATATGTTGGAGCATCTGAAAATGATGACTCATATGTTCAAGACTGCTGGGAAGAAGCAAGAGACTTAGTAGCATCCTACATACAGTCTACAAAGATTCCACCTAGAGTTCTACGACGTGCATACATGGAAGTTGGATCTGAACTGTATCATCGTCGGAATGCACCAATGGGTATATCTCAGTACGCTACATATGATGGTAATCCTGTCAGAATAGCAAGAGATCCACTCATTGGTGTATATCCGCTATTAAATCGTTACATGAAGAGGTTTGCATGATACAAGACACAAAAGATGTTATTAAGTCTGCTTTAATTCTGGGCGGGATATCAACTGTATATACCTACAACCCAGAAAGACCTAATGTTCCATGTGGAATAATTGAACCCAACATAAATTATTTGAGGGTTACAGAAGATTCATATGGTCCAATATTTCAAAGCGACTGGAGAGTAAGAATTATGGTTCCATTTGGAGCTAATGATAAAGAAACTACAGAGCTTGATAATTACTTAGATAGTCTTCTACCAACAGTTTGGGAGCATACAGATTGCTCAACATTGTCTGTTGACAAACCATTCATAACAGAGGTAAATAATGCAAATTATTTATCTGCATATTTAAATATTTCAATTGACATGCAAGGAGGAAACTAATGTCACGTTTAAGAGGAAAGACCATCATTTTTGAAGTTGATGGCACAGAATACTCAGGTGGAGTATCAAACGTTAACATGACCTCAGAAGTTGGTGAAAAAGGATTTGGAGACTATGAAGATAGCCTTGATTTCCGTGCACAGGTAATCGGATTCCAGGATTTTGCTTCAACATCATTCCATACATACCTATGGGATAATCCAGGCAAAACTGTATCAATTACATATGCACCACATGGAAACGAAGTTGCTTCAACAACTCAGCCACATTTCACAGCTACAGGTTATGCAGAAACACTACCTACAATTGGTGGAGCAGCAGGAGAATATTTCGTTTACGATATAACATTTATTCTTGATGCTAAGCCAACAAGAGTAACAGCTTAATTTTGAGGGGGATGGCATGGCATCATCAGTAATAAAGATAACAGGTTTACGAGAAGTCGTTAGATCATTAAATCAATATGCTGGAGCAGTTGATGATATGAAGGAAGCTAATTCTAAAATATCAAGCAAAGTTGCTCAGGATGCCGTGTCCATCGCCCCAAAGTTATCAGGAGATTTAGCTAGAACTATTAAAGGTAATAGAGCTAAAGAAAGAGTTCAAATTAAAGCGGGTGGAGCAAGAGTTCCATATGCAGGTGTAATTGAATATGGTTGGCCAGCAAGAAATATAGAACCACAATCATTTTTAGTTAAAGCTGCTTATAGAAATATCCAATTCGTTATTGAACAATTTGATTCAAACTTAGAATCATTAAAAAGAAAATATATAGAATCTTAGGAGGCAAGAATGGATATAACAACATTAAAGATGAGAGATTTAGCAGAGGTTGAAGAACTTACTGGCTATCCAATGGATTTGTGGGAATCAAGTCCTAAAGTAAAATTAACTATGGCTATTGCATATGTTTTGGGTAAAAGATCAAATCCAGAATTAACTTGGGATAAAGTCCAAGATATGGATCTTGAAGAAATCCAAACATTGACAGGAGAAATAGAGGCCCCAAAAGCCAAGAAATCCTAGACTTAATGGCAGATTTCTGTGTAGCCACAGGATATACGCCACAACAATTCTGGGATTTACGACAAGATGAATTTTTTGCCATAGGCAGAGCTTTGAGGAGAAAAAATGTCTAATCAAATTACGGTTGATATTTTAGCAAACACTAAAAACTTAGTAGCAGGTATTAACACAGCTAATACCCAATTAGGAACATTGGGACAATCATTTAGCAAAGTGTCATCTGCTTTTTCTGGTTTAACAGCATTATTTGGTGTTCAAATTGGTGTTAACTTCTTTAAGAGTGCTATTCAAGGAGCTATAGCTGATCAAAAAGCATTTAGTTCTTTAGCTGACCTATATGGCAAAGATATTGATAAGATTGTAAAAGATGTAAATGCAATATCAAATAAATTCTACGTAGATGATGGTGCTATTGCTAAGTACTTTGTAGAATTAAAGAGTTCATTCTCATCACAATTTGATAAGTTTGTTCCAGCTGTTGTTGAAGCTTCCGCCACCCTTGCTCTTCTAACTGGTAAGCCATTAGAAGAAGTAATTACAATTTGGGGTAAGGCGTTAAAAGATGGAAAGCTCACAGCTCAAGAAGTTCAGAAACTTGGAATTGACCTAACATCTGAACAAGAAAAGAAATTTAATAGTCTTAAGACAACATCTGAAAGACTAACATACGTATTAGATATTTTAAAAACAAAGCAAAAAGAAGCTTTGGATAATATTGACCCTTGGACAAAGTTTAATAAAATAGTTGGAGATATTAAAGATTCAATTGGTGCATCTTTACTACCAACATTAGAAAAATTAGTTAAAGTTTGGGAGGGACTAACACCAGCCCAACAAGAACAAATTAAAACATTAGTTTCTTGGGGAGCATTGATAGTAGGACTAGTAGGAACATTAGGATTATTAGCTGCAGGTATAAATGCTATAGTTACACTCTTTGTAACACTTGGTCCATTAATTGCAGCAATAAGAGCAGGATTCCTTGCACTTACATTAGCTATGGCAACAAATCCATTTACTGGATTGGCTTTGCTTATAACTGGAGTAATTGTAGCAACTGTAGCATTGGTTAAAAACTGGGATGCAGTAACAGCAGCATTTAGAAATGTTGGATCAGCAATATCTTCAGCTATGTCAAGCATAAGAGATGCTGTAGGAAATGTAATTGGAAATGTAACAAGTTCACTAGGACATTTAGCTTCAAGTTTCTTTAATATGGGTAAAGATATAATTACTGGTTTAGTAAACGGTATCATATCAAATGCAATGGCTCCAATCAATGCAGTAAAAAATGTGGCTACAAATCTTGTAAATACATTTAAAAGCTTCTTTAAAATTGGATCCCCATCAAAATTATTTGCAGGTTATGGTAAGAATATAGTTGAAGGATTATCAGGCGGAATTGATAATGCACAACAATTAGCCATATCAAGTTTAAACTCCATGAGTGCAAGACTAGCCAGCCCTTCATTTAACTTTGCAGGAGCAGGTGGTGGAGCACCAGTAAACGTAACTATTAACGCAGGAGTTGGAACAGATCCTTATGAGCTTGGCAGAGTAGTCAGTGCAGCATTAGATAAATACCAAGGTGTTAATGGTAGACGATGAAAATATTTGATGAGATAGATTTACAAATTCGCACAAAAATTGACGGGGTATTTATACTTGGTCAATCAAGCCTAGGACAAGCTTATCTAGCTACAGATGCAGATTTAAATGATGATACACAATATGAATGGCAATCCATTTTAAATGGAGTATTGTCTATGAGTCTACGCAGAGGTGTAGATTCTTATACTGGAGCATATTCACTTCCAATAGTTAATGTTGGTTCATTACATGTTATTTCAACAAATCAAATGCTTGATCCAGTGCATAATCCATATTTGCAGCCAAGATTAGATTAGTATGGAAGAATAGCGGAAATCCAGTAACTATATTTCAAGGTCGTGTAGATAATATCTATATTGACTATAGATCAGATCAGCAAAAGCCTTTAATTACTTTTGACGTTATGGATCCAGTAGGTGAACTACAAGGAACTATGACTAAACTATCAGGCATTTCTACTTCCGCCACACATACATGGTCAGAGCGTATCTCTGAGATACTCTCAAATGGCGGTAGAACGGTCTCTGCGGGCCCTAAACAGCTCGTACGTAACATATATGGTGGAACAACAACTCATGGCTTCTGGGACGAAAATAAGACCATTTGGGAGGCATTGACATT